TGTGACGTCAGCACCTTCGGAAACGCCCGTTGTGGTGGGCGAAGCGAGGCTGTCAACAGTCCACTCAACGTAGGTGGCGGAAGCTTTGGATTTGGCGGCGGACGAAAGGACGGGTGTTTCCTCGGGGGCGAGGATCGTCAGAACGTCTGTGAGGTCTTCGCGGTTAGAAACAGCGGAGCCCGGATTAGTGGTATCAAATGTGTTGGAAAAAGACATGGTATTAAAAGTTTACTTGCGTTTAGTTTTTTGAAGGGTGCGGAAGGCAACAAAGTCGCCGATGCTTCCTGAGTCCATAAGGCGCGTTCTGGCATCTTTCACAGCCTTTTCACCCTTAGCCGCAGGACGCTCATTAGAAGCGGCATACAGTTCAGGACTACCGGGCGGATTGACCTTGTGACCGGGCTTATCAAGATTGATGAGCTTACGGCCATACAACGAGTTAGCAGCGTGGGCCAACAGGTATGGGAGTTGTGGAGCAATCTCAGGCATCACATCCTCAATATTTTTGAGGCGTGGGTCTGACATCATTGCTTGGTATTGGCGACGAACGTCATTGTCCTCTTGCGAAGACATCCAATCCAACTCTTTTGTAGCTTGGTTTTGAAAGGCGGAACGTAGCGACTTGCGCTGTTCCTTAGCATTCAACTCTTTTTGCTGGGCGGGAAGATATTTATCTCGCGCTTTGCGGGCGCGACGTAAATGATCTTTTACCTCAGCCTTGGTGAGTTCCTTGCCATCCACTGTGGCGGCAACGTCCTCATATCCAAGAGTCTCAGCTTTGTCGAGAATATCCTCAGCCCACTCAATCACTTCGTTAACTTGCTCGGATTGTTTTCCAAGTTCGTCAGCGGTCTTGATGTGTTCGTAGGGATTGTTCTCTACCTTTGGCTCAAGGGCGGTTTTACTGTTCTGCTGCTGGATGTAGGACTCCATTTGCGCCATGCGTTCCTCAGCCATTTTTCGTTTGGCTGTAAGTTCAGCAATGCGCTTAAGCAGACCAGATTTGCCCTTTTGAGCAAGCTCGGCAATGTCATCATCTGACAGTTCCGTTAGGTCAAGTTGTGAAAGAACTTCCTTGCCTTTGGCATCAGTTGTATTCTGAGGTTCGCCACCTTCCTGTGGGTCTGGCGATTCCGAATCTTCCTTATCCTCTGGCTCGGCCTTAGGTGTGGGCTCTTCGTCAATCTCTTGCTTCTGTGTTACAGGAGCAACAGGCTTGGCTTTAAGCTCACCCAAACGACGAATAGCATACTGACTCGCCGTGATATTAGACTCTGCGTTGTTCACTGTTGATTTAGCGTCCCCAGCGGCGGACGGTGCGACATTAGACATATTATTGGTTCCGCTGACTTTACGCCACAGCGATTGCGTAGGGTCATCATAGCAAAGAATTTTCTTGCTATTTTATGACCAAACACAAACGTGTCTCAGTGCCCTTGTAGCTCAGTGGTAGAGCACCAGTTTTGTAAACTGGCTGTCGTAGGTTCAATCCCTATCGGGGGCTCCACTATCGCCCCATCCGTCGAAGCTGGATGGTATTGAACCCACCAGCTACGAGGATTTCGTCACATTGCAGAATGCGCCCACTGATTTGCTGAATACGATCAGCACTCACATCGTGCAATTGCTGAATGAGAGACTCACGGGTGCCGTGAATCTCCTCAAGGAAGTCAACAAATGTTTCGTTATGCGAGAGTTGTTCTAGTTTCTTGATGTCCATGAATTAGTATTGTTCTGAACCGGGAGCCATGCCAGCAGGGGATTGTTGCATACCCTGAGTTGACATACTACCCATCTCGGCAGGAGCCGTACCGATACGACCAATCTGCGCGTTTTGAGCTTGTTGCATCTGGAACTGATATTGCTGCGCGTACTTCTGGAAGCGGGCCGCAAAAGCCTTATCCTGCTGTAAACGCTGCATAACGTCAGGCTGCTGTTGATATTGCTGCAAGACCTGCATAGCGACTTGGGCACCATTAGGACGGGCACCCACTTCAATGCCAGCATAAATCTTGGACAAGTCATCCGTGACCATCTTCACCACTTGCTCTTGAGCTTGCTCGCGTGGGCGTAGGATGGCATCAGCAATGACGGGATTGATGGCCGCGCCGCTAATTTCAAGCAACGCATCAACGTCAATACGACCATTGCGGTCAAGTTGCATCAATTGGACAAACTGACCAAGTTGTGTTTCCACATTGTCTGGATCGTTGTGCAGAACGTCGTAGTTAATGATGATGTCGAAGTTTTCGTTAGGGTCGCCCTTGCTAAACTTCTGTGGGTCAGAAACACCTGTGACACGGAAGAACACTTGATCTGGCCCGAAACGCTGATAGCACTTGTAGGACAAACGCAGCACATCTTTAACGTGCGTCAAAAACTTATCCACGAAGTATTGCTGCTGAATGCTGGCCAACGGATTGCCGACGTCCAAGCCAATGAGCTTGTCGGCTTGGGTAAGGAGAGTGTTCTCCATCTCCATTGAGCCGGGGTTATATTGTGGCACTGGGCCATAACGAATCTCTCCTTGGCGGCGATAGGGCAGAAGGCCACCGGGACGAATATCGCTAGGCGGAAAGCCCATAGGATGCTCAATCCAAGGAAGTGTAGCGAGCGAGTTGCGATCTGTGCGGCTATCGCGCTCCACCTTGGTTTGCCACTGAATGCCCTTGAGCAAGTCAGCAAAGCTCTGAAGATCGTAGAGGCGTTTGTTGTCTTCGCTAATCTTGGTTACAACAAAGGGATAGTCTTCGTAGCCATTGAGCAATTCGTGCTTGGCATACTCGTCAGAGGTTTCCTTGCCCACAGCATTGCGATGGAAAACGGTGCAGTAGATGCCCTCGGCGTTGTCCTCGTCAACCAGACGCTGGTAGCCGTAGATAATTTCAAACAGCTCGCTAGCATCGTACGTTGTGGACTTGTAGGTAAAGTTGGTGTTGTTGTTATTGTTGTTAATTGGGTCGCCTTCTTCGCCGCAATTCTCAATGACATAATCAACCCAGCTCTCGCTCCAGCCTTCTGTGGCAATTTTGTTGCGGAGTTGCTGGGCAGTCATTAACACGCGCCAGAAACAATACGGAACCTTCTGTGGGTCTGTGGTGTAGGCGGGAAACAAAACATCGCCATCCGGTGCAATGGCCTGAACCATAGGGCAGTCAACACTGCGGCGGATGATGGGGAACTCAGCAGTACCACTCTTGCGTAGGTCGTTCAAAGCACGCTTGGCTTTTTGATCGGTCATACCATTGAACTGCCCCTTGAGCAATTCAACAAGCTGACTGTCCGATTGTTTCTCAAGAATGGCTTTTACCAAGTCTGGGCTAACCTGCTGGAGTTGCTCAATGGTGAGCTTCTGCTTGAAGATGCGATCTTCTTTCTGCCAGCCGACATAGGTAATCATTATGCCGCGCTCAAGAAGGTAGTTGGCCCCAAGCTCCATCTGGCGTTTAAACTGAGGAATGTAGCTAGCCACCATCCACTTAAGGAATGCGCTAGTAACGCGAGCCCGGCCAATGTCGCTCGATTCAACGGGGTAGGCACGGATGTTGGCCCGATTGAGCGCAGACATAAACACTGCCACATAGCGATTGATGCGCTCGTCAATTACATGAGCCTCTTGATCCGAAGCACCCTTCCACGGAAAGGCATCGCTGCCATTCTTCCGCAAATCATCAGACTTACCAGACCACAAGTTACGACGATTATCATACGCATCACTGCATTGATTGAAGTAGAAGTTGAGATCGGTGGTGGTACGTTCATACGCATCACGAAGCGCCAATATGTTTGGCTCATCCTGAACGTAAATAAGTGCTTCTTGATTATCGGTTTCCATTTAGATTGTGCTCGATAGAGCGGATGATGCGGTAGGCTGCGCCTTTATCAATTGCAACTTTGTCCGCTAGGATGGCCGCTTCAATTGGTTGGTACTCAGCGTGAAGCATTCGTTGAAGAATTTCAAAACCCAATAGACGATCTACCTGTTCGTCCTGCCACTTGGGGTCTAATGTAATATCAGACTCCAAGCATTTCATGGCGATAGGTAGTTCCACCGGATGCGTCTGTAATTGCGTCAACATTTATGCGTTTGCCCAACAGTTTACCACGGAGCTTGCGAGGGATTGCAACGGGCACCTTGCCCGTGTGTCCTTCAAGCTTGGCGTAAACCCAGCGCGGGTTACGTGCTTCCATAAGAACCAGTGCCCTAATCTTGTCTGGCACAGCCAGCGGAACGTCAAACGAAAGCTTAATGAGCTCTACCGCTTCCTCGGTGAGATAGGTGTTCTTGCCATAGCCAGAGTAGTGCAAGCCCTCCGTTAATTTCGACGACTTGATTTTAAGCAACTCGTTGACTGTCTTACCCAGCTCATCGGCTAGTGTAATGATTTTTACCTTAGACATTAGTATCCGCTCCTTCGTTTTGATTGTTGAATTGTTTTGTCCACCCAACGTATGCCGTCAATGCAAGCATAACGTATTACGTCCACAGGGTCTTTCCAAGCTTCGTCGCTTCCGCCGTCGCCCGTGTATTCCTGTAAAGCCGTGATGATGTTCTCGCACCTGTCCGAGACGTAGAAGTGTGGCCTGTTAAGACTATCGAGCTTGGCCTTACGATTGTAAGCCATCTTGGTCTGAATGGCCTGTATGCCGTCCTCGATGTCTAGACCCGGGGCTGGATTGAACGTAAGTCCATTATCTGCCAAGTCCTCGATGATGCTACTCGCCCCGTTCTGTGACTGGTACTTCGCTGCACCAAGGCGTGGGTCAATAAGCCTATCCAAGATTTGCTCGCCGTTGTCTTCTTCTAAGCCGACAATCAAATCAACGTAGTCCTTAATGCCGTAGCCTAGTCCCTTACTACCATCACCGCCAATCCACTTGCCGCCATGCCACTTAGCCCAGTCGCCCACATTAACGTCGGGCCATTCACGATAGACGTAGTAGGTTTCATTAGCATCCACCCCAATCCAGCACATGAACCAGTTCTTGCGCCCAGCAGGGTCAAGGATCATGTAGCGGGTTAGATCGTCAGGAATGGACTCATGGGGGATGACGTTCACCTCACGAGAGAACATGGGGAACCGAGTGGACGCACTCTTGGTGGGGATGCCATAGGCACGGGTGAGGATGTTCTCCTCGCTCTGTCCTCTTAGGTCTTGGGCAATGCGCTCATAGCCGCCGAAGGGATTGTCCTTGGAATGGAAATAGATGATGCCGCTATTTCTATTTGCCGAGTGTTGTACAAACGGCACCAACCTATCGTTCAGGAGTTCTGCAACCTTAGACTCAATTGTTCGCGCTTTCTCCAGATAGTCTCGCACAACCTCCGTGTAGCCATCAATGGGAGTGAACGTAACAATAATTTTAGCGTTTCTTGTAGCAAGTCGAAAACGAAGAGTAGCGAGCAACTCAGGGCCAATGAGATACTCATCGCACCAAGCACCAATATTAAGCCAAACTGGCTCACGGCTGCCCAGCTCTGCGCC